AGAAACACACATTATGTTTGTGTGCGTGCCTGAGGCAGGCTTGAAATTGAAATACACAGACATGATTGAAGGAAAAATTAAGTTAGTAGTTCCGCCTCAGCAAGAAATATTTACATAAACATATGTACATTTAGTGAGATTCATGTTATAATATACACATGAATCAAACTTTCTATACTAGTGCCTTCCGTCATGGCAAGGTAATCAAATACATGGGCTACGAGAACGGTAAGAAGGTAAGCTTCACCGTTCCGTATAAGCCATCATTATATGTAACAGCAGCTAAAAAAGGTCAGCCTATTAATTGGCATGCCCTCGACGGCACTCCCGTTGAGCCTATTGTATTTAATGATATGAGTGAAGTCACAAACTTCATTAAATCTTACAGTGATGTGCCAAGCTTTAAAGTCTTCGGTAATACAAACTATGTTGTACAGTATCTTAATGAAGAGTTCCCTGGTGAGATCAAGTGGGATCGTAATCTTATTAATGTTACCTCCCTCGATATAGAATGTAAGTTCGGTGATGGTTTCCCTGAGCCGGCTCTGGCTGATCAGGAAGTAACAGCAATCACCACTAAGAATAATATCGATGATACCTATTACACATTTGGTTGTGGTGAGTATGATGTAGACAAAGCATTGATGCAAACCAACACTGTTGTTTATGTGAAGTGTGCAGATGAGAGAGAACTCTTACACAAGTTTGTCTATCATATGAATACTACATCCCCTGATGTTATTACTGGTTGGAACGTAGAGTTCTTTGATATACCATACCTTGTTAATCGTATTGCTAAGATCAATGGCGAGCAAACAATGAAGCGTTTGTCTCCATGGCGTATGGTTGATGCACGTGAAACACATACTGGCTTCGGTCAATCTACAATCAAATATGAATTAAAAGGTATTGCTATCTTAGACTATATGGCAATCTTTAAAAAGTTCGGTTACTCATATGGTCCACAAGAATCATATAAGCTTGACCATATTGCAAGTGTTGTTCTCGGTGAGAAGAAGCTTGACTTCGGTGAAGCCTCTGACCTAAATGAATTGCATGAGAATGATTACCAAAAGTTTATTGATTATAATATCAAGGACGTAGAACTCATTGATCGTATGGAAGATAAGCTTGGTCTTATTACTCTATGCCTAACCATGGCATATAAAGGTGGTGTGAACTATGAGCAAGTACTTGGTACTGTGGCTATATGGGATTCACTGATCTATAGAGACTTACATGCTAAACGTATTGCTGTCCCTATGAATTCTGAATCATTCAAAGGTGCATATCCCGGTGGTTATGTGAAAGAACCTCAAGTAGGTATGCATGACTGGGTATGTTCATTCGACCTGAACTCTCTGTATCCATCAATCATTATGCAATACAATATGTCTCCCGAGACTATCCTACTTGATGATGAGCCAGGGGTTAATGTTGAAACAGTATTGTCTGGCAAAATAAAGAACACAATGCCTGATACCGCATTAGCTGTTAATGGTACAAGATTTAGTACCAAGAAGCTTGGTGTATTACCATCAATCATTCAAGAGATCTATACAGAACGTGTCGGTCACAAACAAAAACAAATTAAAGCAGAGCAAGAGTTAGAGTTATGTGTGGTAAAGTCAGATGTCTATGCACTCGAGAAGCGTATTGCTATTGCCAAGAACCAACAGATGGCATTAAAGATCCTATTGAATTCATTGTATGGTGCGATGGGTAATAAATGGTTTAGATACTTTGACATGCGTATCGCTGAAGGTATTACTCTTACTGGTCAAGCAACTATTCGTTGGGCAGAGAATAACCTTAATGATTATCTTAATACCACATTAAAGACTGATAAAGATTATGTAGTTGCCATTGATACAGACTCGGTCTATGTTACCCTTGGTGATTTAGTTGAACGTCTCGGTCCTGCTAAACCAGTAGACTTCTTAGATAAGATATGTTCTACAGCGCTTGAAGGTGCTCTCACTGAATGTTATGATCGTCTATATCAATCACTAGGTGGTATTCAAAACCATATGGTTATGGGCCGTGAGGTAGTTGCTTCTCGTGGTATAAGGACAGCAAAGAAGAGATACATATTAAACGTGCATGACAATGAAGGTGTTCGTTATGCCCAACCTAAGTTAAAGATTATGGGTATCGAAGCAATCAAATCATCTACTCCTGCCATATGTAGACAAGCACTCAAAGATATATTCAAGAGGATCATAGATACAGATGAATCAACCGTGCAGAGTGACATAGCCAACTTCAAGCTTGCCTTTAAACAGGCATCGGCTGAAGAGGTTAGCTTCCCACGTGGTGTGAATAATCTAAACAAGTGGACTGATCGTGAAAACATATATAAGAAAGGTACACCAATCCATATTCGTGGAGCAATCCTCCACAACAATTTAGTGACTGATAAGAAGCTAAGTAAGAAGATAGTAAAGATAACAAGTGGTGATAAAGTAAAGTTCACATATCTTGTCAAGCCAAATCCTATTAAAGAGAATGTTATTGCATTTATTGATTACCTACCTCAACAGTTTAATCTAGAGAAGTATGTTGATTATAATTTGCAGTTCGAAAAGACATTCTTAGGTGCCATTGAACCTGTATTAGAAGCAGTTGGATGGGAAAGTGAGAAGAGCATAACTCTGGAATCATTCTTTGTTTAGGTATGTACATTAAGCAATTGTGTGATATAATGGTATTACAGTTTATAAAGGAGAACGTATGAGTACAAATTGGGTAAGTGATATTAATATGATGCATCAAAAATATGGTGTACATGCATGGACTAAAACAGCCAGTCCATATGATTTAAAGAAATTCATAGAATTCCGTCTTGATTTTATCAAGGAAGAGTATGATGAAACACGTGAAGCAATAGTTAATGAAGATGCAGAGGAGATCGTTGATGGTCTTATTGATCTTTGTGTTGTTGCTATTGGTACATTAGATGCATTAGGTATTAATTCAATTGATGCATGGGATAGTGTATTAGAAGCAAACATGGCGAAGGAAGTTGGTATCAAAGAAGAGAGACCAAATCCATTAGGTCTACCAGATCTAATTAAGCCAGCTGGCTGGATAAATCCAAGTCATGAAGGTAACCACGGTATTATAGCAAACAGTTTTGCTGATGCTATTAAAGAAAGAATGATGGAAGCAAATAAGGCAAGGACAGATATCCTAGCTGATAATCCTGACATTAATTCTAACTGGTCACCTAATGCAAAACATTTAATAGAAATGGAAGAAGCTAACTTAGATGGAATAATTAATTATGAAAGTGATGGTGATCCAAACTGGTCATCTGATGAACGTATGAATATCATAGGTCAAAATGGCAATGATGGTGATCATTACGAAAAGCTTGAACATCCTACTGAATACCAAGATGGTACCAAGATTGACTTTACAAAAGATTCTGAATACATTAGACTTTATGGAGATAAAAAAGATGGAAGTAATTAAAGAAGATATGACGTATGACATGTGGTTACAAATGTATAAAGATACAAATGTAAATAAAATTACTTTGGAAGAGCATACTAAATATGCTAAATTATTTAAAGCCTGGAGGGCAGGTAACATAGAGAGAGTAACTCTTTAGTGAAAAGCCTTACATTATTTAAATCAGTATTTGACAATAAGACTCATAAGCGTATAGACTGTACCTCTTACGTTGAATTTGAAAAGTTATTATTTGATTTAGCAGACCAGCCCCGGAAAGATAAAAAGTCTGCACCGCTTATTTCTCCCGCAACGTATAAGCCCGATACAACACGAGCGAATGATAATGTAATTGGCTGGGCAGGTTGGTGTGCGGTGGATGTAGATGAACATGTATTCGATGGTGAACTTGAGAAAGAATTATTGAATGCTTATGGAACATGGAATCATGTTGTCTACTCCACCGCCTCATCCACTAAGGAACATCCAAAGTTTAGAATAGTATTCCCTCTCACTGATGATATACCTAAAGACAAGATTAAACATTTTTGGTTTGCTCTGAATAAAGAGTTAGGTGACATAGGTGATCCTCAAACAAAAGACTTAAGCCGTATGTATTATGTCCCTGGTCAATACCAAGATGCATATAATTTTATATACAATAACTTTAGTGCTACGGATATGAATCCGTATGATATAATGGCTAAGCATGATTACGTGGAAAGAGTTCATACCTTATTAGATCATCTACCTAAAGAAATTCGTAGAGGGGTTTTAGCTCATCGCAAAAATGAAATGACAAATACAACAATCTCATGGAGTAATTATAAAGATTGTCCATTTGTTAATAAGAAATTGGTTAAAGAATATAACTTAATTTCTGACACTGGTTGGTATACAAAGATGTATGCCATTATGGTTTCTATAGCTGGCAATGCGATACGTAAGAAGTATCCTATATCCGCTGGAGAGATCACTACATTATGTAAGGAGATAGATTATGAGAACGGAAACTGGTATAAGTCAAGACCATTCGATAAGGAGGCCGATC